GTTCCCTGATACTTAAGGTTTGCTGCGCCTGTTGCAGTTCCAACATAGATGTTGTAACCAAGTGCGCCTGTAACGGCCGTGCTAACAGCAATAGTTAGAACGTCGCCAGAGGCAACTGCGGTGTTTGCTTCTGTTCCGAGGATTGATTCTCCGAAACCTGAACCAGAAATACCTGCGTCTGCCGTGACATTTACATAGTAAGTGTTTGCGGCAAGAGCGGTCTGACCTGAAGCAACTGGTGAAGCCAGCGTAAATGTTGGTGCAGTTAGCGCGCCAGCATAACCCGAGGCAGTTCCGCGAGCCATCAACATCATGCGCTCTTCCATCAACATTGTTGCGTAGAGAGTGCTTGTGCTTGATAGTTGGCGTAAATCTTGATAACCAAGACCAGAGAAGTTTGCGTCAAATGAAACGGCGTCAGATAGTGAATAAGAGTTGTATGGCAACACTAAATCATCTGCGGCGTAAGAAATCTTTGGTCCGCGTTGAAATGAAATTGAACCGAAAGCAGTTGTTGTGCTTTCTGTAATTCCGGGAAATACATTACCAACTCCGCCAGTTCCAGTTCCAGTATAGCCAGTGATTCGCTTTACGCGATGGCTAGTGCCAACGCCCTTCTTACGTGGCATTTTATTGCGTAGTGGAGTTGGGCGTGGTGTTAGAAGTTTTGCTGGTGCCTCCAAATCAAATGCGGCGAACGCAGTTGAAAGTGGAGATGTTAATGTAATGTCTTTCTGAATATCTTGCATTGCAAGGCGCTGTGAAGCAAGTGCATTGTTGAGCGCGCTTACGGCGTCAGGTGTTAGCGACTTGTTTGCTACGGCGTTTTCAAGAACAGAAACTGCGTTTCCGCTTACTTGTCCAAATGTGGCGTTGCCAGACTTAATTGCCATAATAGCAGATGCGTCAGTAACGGCATTGCCCATGGATTTGTTTAATTCTGCAGAATATTCTTCTTGACGTAGTGCCGCGTCTTTAGCGGAACTTGCGTCAGAAAAAAGTTCGGCAGCCTTTGGGGCGTTGAGAGCCATTTTTTCCTTTCGTAAAGAGTTTTTACTTGTCGTTTGGTTTATTTTCTAGGGCTTTGGCTTCAAAATCTTGAGCCAATTCTTTATATCCTTGCGCCAATTTCTTGTCGCTAGTGTTTGCGGCTTTAGCGCGATACTCAACTGCTTTAACTAGAAACTCACTATAAGTTTCTATGTTGGCTTTGAGTGTTGTGCGCTTTGGGCCACCTTTTAGTGCTTTGCTGTTAGCCGTTGCCAATTCACCTTGTAACTTATTAAGTTCCTCTTTATAGGAATTAATCTCATTAGTTACGGATTCGGTAGCACTCTTTACGGCCTTTTTAATGATAGCGGCAATTGCCTTATCACTCAAATCTTCATCATCAAATACATCGGCTTCGTCGCCAGTTATTGTGCCAACATCTTCAATAGTTGATGGTGGAATAATTGTAGATTTAGGGGTTTCTGTTGGGGAAACAATGGTAGCGGTGCTCATGTGCGCGGTAATAGTGCCGTCAGGCAATTGTGTTGGACCGCCGCCATGATTTACTTCTGGCGAATTACAGCCGCACTCTAAGCATTTGCCAGTATCGGCAGACTTGCCTTCGGCTTCAGAAACTTCTTCTTCGGCAGCAGATGGCTTACTTCCTTCGGCGGTTTCTTCTTCAGCAGATTCGCCATATTGACGTTTTTCTTCCATTTCTTCTTCATCTTCGTCAATTTCTATTTCAATGCCAGCCTCTTTACACATGGCTTTGCACTCATCTAGTGCGACTTTACACTCAGCCATTGTTTCTTTGGCCATTGCGTATTCCATTTTGCAATCTTCGTATTGCTTTAGCATTTCCTCTTTAGACAGTTTCTCAGAAACCGCTTTATCATCTTCGTGTTCCATTTTTTCTCCTTTTACGGTTTCTGCCGTTTTGTCTTTTGGTTTTTTTCTGTAAGTTCCGCCACGTTCTTTGTATTCACGTGTAACCCAAGCATTTGCCACGGCAGACGGATACACGTCAAATTTTGCTTTGGCTTCGCGCTTTACGCGGTTGTAAAGTTCGCTATCGGCTGGCTCATCATTTTTTTTGCCGCCTTCGTTAATACTTTCGTAATCTGTTTCTTCTTCTTTTTCAATAAACTCTTCCACTCTTTCTAAAGTGCCGCCTTTATCAGACTTAGCAAGTGTAAGTTTGGCATTAGGATTGGCTGGTCTATCTACTAAAGATATTTCCACAATTTGCCCATCAACGATTCTGCCGTTAGCCGCTTTAGTATCGCGCACAATTCTTGGCGCGCGAATACCGATTGAGAATCCTTTTAATACGCCAGTTTCAACTTTCTTTACACTAACTGGGTCCACAACAAGTGCAGAAATGTAATGCCCATCATTTGTGCTATTTAATTCTTTGGCAACGCCAGCCGCAATATTGCTGTGTTGTTCTCTAATATTGCCGCCAGTTTTAAACCATTCGGGCATTGCTCTATCTAGCCATGCGCCGTCACAAATTTGTTGGTCAATATCAATGGAATCATCTGTTGCTTTTCCATAGACCATTAACGTGCCATCTTCAAGTTTTTCTTGCTTAATAATTCTAGCAAATGCGCTGGTTATATCTAGTGCCATTGATTTTTCCTTTTTCTTCTCTCGTTCGGCAATACTATCAACCCAAGTTTTTCCTGCGTCGCCACCCCACAACAGCCAAGCAATATAACCTTTAGACGGATTTGAGGCGTTACCCCAATTCTCGCCTTTCTTATCTACTTCGTGCCGCGCGAAATAACTTACCATACGATTGATGGTTTTTAACGGAAGCGACTTGCCGTTAGATAAATCTCTGGCTCTTGCCACGCCTACTGCTGTGCCGCCTCTGCCAAACTCGCGGCGCAATTCTAACCCACGTGCGGCATTTTGTTGAGCGCCTTTAGGCGGAACAAATCCATCTGCCATTTTATGCTGAGTATGTAATAACTATTGCGCCAGTAGCAGAACCAGAAGCAGAAATTCCATACACAATATCACCGCTATTTACATAGATTGTTTGCGTAGTTGTGGTTGCAATTGTGCGCCCGATTGTGGCGCCAGATGTCGTAATGGTTGAATCACCTATAAAGATTGCCGCAGAGTGCCCATTGTAAATACTTACAGGCGTATTTCGCTCTAATCCAGTTTTTGCTTGGAACAAAACCTGAGCCGTTGTAAAAGTTGTTGTGTTAATGTGTTGTGTTGCCATATTTATTCTCCATCTCCTAATATCATACTTAATGCGTCATCGCCTATGTTACGCGTATCCACCACATATGGCGAAATATCGCAAACACAATTTGGGTGTGCTGGCGGTTCCGTATCTCCACTTGGGAACGTTTCGTCAATACGAATAGGCGAAACATCTGCGTTCTCTTGGCATAAGTCGCAAGGGTCTGCAACTATCCACTCTACCAGTTCAACGCCACTTTCTTCGTATAATTGCCGACTTGCCGTTGTAACAGCGCGGCTAGTTTCTGTTTGAGCAATTGTTAGTGCGCGCTCGCTATCGGCGTCAATCAAATCGCCTACTTCGTCTTTAATTTCTGATGGCGACCAGCCTTTTTCTAAGGCTCTTGCCAATATTGTTCCCAATCGGTCAAGTGTTGTCTGATTAATGCCTTGTATCGTTATGCCCCGATTATCAAGCAGATTAGATAGCCCACGTGGCTTTCTAACTAACAATGCCGCTGGTTTATTACCTGCTCGCCAAGTAGCCCAGTTAATGTTAGTGGCGCGCCTTAATTGTTCTAATGTAGGCGCTTTGTTTATTTTAGCCTTAGAAATTGCGTTCATAGCCACATCTTCGCCTAACGCAAACCCTTCTAAGTAGATACGCCGTAACGCGGCACTTAGAGCGTCATTATTTGTGCGCACATTTGTTGTAGTCCATGAACGCGCCTGTTCTGGCGTAAGAGTTTGAAAATTCATAGCCACGAAATCATCTACGATTGTGCCAGTATTAAATGATTCTTTAATGGCTTCTCTGATTAGTTTTGCGTTACGCGCCGCTAATCTTACTTTTGCGCCATTACGTTGCTTCCATGCGCGATTCATTGTGCGCCTTATGCCAAGTAACGCTCGGCATACCAACGCGCGCTTTCGTAATCTTTAACAGATACGAATTTATTTAAGACTTCGGCGTAGATTGTAGGCACTTCTCTGAAGTTAAATGGGCGTTCTGGGTCTTGCCTCAAAAAGCGTAAGAACTTTTTTAATTCTTCTGCCGCTTTTTCGCCATCTGTAATAACGTCTTGCGTTACTACTTCTTCTTCAATTGGCGTTACAACATTTTCGCCTGAAAAACCTAAGCCGCCAACAGCGTCATCAAAAGGCTTTATGCCTGATTCGGTTATGAAATAAGAGCCAGTTCCAACGGAAAGAATTGGCATATCCGCTTCAGCCGCCTCTATAAGTGGCAAGCCTGAACGCGAGCGCGCCTCATTGATAGTTAATGAGCCTGATTTGATTTCTAAGTCACGTGTGCGCGCAATTGATTCTAAGTCTTGGCGCCCTGATTCCATAAACTTAAATTCAAGTTCGCGTGGCATGGCAAGAAACGTGTAAGACAGATTAGAAATCATTTTGCCAAGCCAAGTTGCTAACGGAATCGCGCCAATAACTTCAGATGATTCGGCTTGACCTAATTGAAAGCCTGCGCCGCCTAATCCACCTTTAGGGCTAAAGCCAATCTCTGACGGCAGAACGCCAAAATGACCGCAAATAGAATTAACTAAGTAATCATCTAATGTGTCTTTAAATCTTTCGCCGTAGCCATCAAATTGAATTGGCGTCATGCCTGCTGGCAATAATCTAACGCGTTTGCGTTGTTGCGTTTGTCCTGCCAAGTCATCATTAAAAATGTTTTCATAAGCGCGTAACAAATCAGGATTATTACCAAAGTTGGCGTCTGTTGCCATTAATAATTCTGGCGTAACGCCGTCTGTATATTCAGCGCGTAGCCATTGCTGACGGCGTAAATAAATATCGGCAACGGCAAGTGCGCGTTCTGTTGGCGAATAGCCATAAACGGTCATTGAACGGCGATTGCGTATCATGTAAGACAATTCATCACTTGTAAATTCGCCGTCTGCTGATTCGCCTTCGCTTGGCGCCGAAAATTCGCTACGTGGGAATCCGAAAAGAATTTGTTGATAGGCAGGATTTGGCGGCGTAGGGCGCATGCCGCGGTCATCAATAAGTGGCTTAATAGTTGAGCCATCTAGTATCTGTAAGCCGTGTAATTCGCCGCCTACTGTCGCTTGAGGCCATACGGCCCACGCGTCTAGGACAAGGATTTCTTCTAGCGCGATATTTAGCCAATCGTTAAACAATAAGCCGTTTGCTTTATCAGGCTGTTCCCAAAATTGGCGCGCGCGTGAAATTTCTTCTGTGTATCTTTCGCGCGCAACGGTCATGGCGCGTGTGTGATTTCCGCCTATCTCTGTGATAATCTTTTCGGCGCTATCTTCTGCCAAAACAATATCCCAATTTAAGCCAATAATTTTAGATTTTAATACTTCAATACAACGGCGTAGAATATCTATTTGGTCTGCTGCCGCGCGTAATGTTTTAAAAGGCGTTAAACGTGTTTCAGTTACATTTATATTTTGTGCTACTTGATATTCATATTGGCGTGGGCTTGGTCTGCCACTATCGGGATTTGGCGGATTAATTGCGCCCGGAATAATCGGCATGCCTGGACTAAATGGAACTGTTGGCGTAATTGGATTACGTGGCAATGGGTCTGATTGTCCATAAGTTGTATTGTTATTTTGCGCTTGGCGCATTTGTTGTTCGGTCATTGCTACTGCGCCTACTGGAAGATTAGGTGCTTTAGTAATCTCTTTTGCTACTCTTTCAGCAAATCGGTCTATTAAACCCATTACATTAACCTCTCAAGTTATTGCCACACTTATTACAGTTTGTTGCCGTTTTTGGCGATGGCATGCCACAAACAGAACATAATAATGCCATACTCGCTAACGCAATCATACTACTGCCGCCACTATTTAATTCTGTTAATGCCCATACGAGTGCGTCAAGTCTATCAGGCGATTCTTTACTAAGTGGCGTCCATTCGCACATTTGAGTTTCTAATTGCTCAAAATAGCCTACGTGATGAACTCTGCCTTGTTCGTATAGTGATGAGATTGGCTCGGCGCGTAACTGTTTTCCGCGCGTTGCTGTTACTTTCTGAACTGGCACAGACATATCAACTTGCTTTAGAACGCCAATCACCATATCGCCGCCATTGTTTGTTTCGGCAATTATCTTGTCGGCTTTATATTCGTGATAGAGATTGACGGCTTGGCGCGCCCACGTATCAGGCGAGGCTCTTAGAGATTTATCGTCTAATACGTAGTAATGACCATCTGCCGTTAAGCCAGCCGCGATTATGCCAGTTTCGTCTGAATCGGCGTTACTTGTAACGGCAGGGTCAATAGCGACAACTATACGCGCAAGTGGCGGATTTTTAGTTACGCGCGCCTCTTCAATTATTTTGCGTGTCCATAATGCGCCATCTACGTCATCAAGTATTTCACCGAATAATTCTTGTCTGCCTAATCTAGTATTTTCGTAACGTAATTTAAGTTCAGCCAAAGCCGATGGCGCTAAGTTTGCCGCATTATCAAATGTTGAGCCGCGCACTAATCTTACTTTTTCCCGCGTTATTAAATCTTTTATTAATTTAGTTGGGCGTGGCGTAGTTGTAACGATTGTTTGCGGGTGTTTGCCTAAACGTAACGCAAAT